GTCTCTCTTACTTCAGCCATTATGCTGCCTTTCTTGAAGTAGCCTCTTTAACATTGGCTCTAAACTCTGCGAGTGCTGCGTCTATTGCTTTCATAGCTGCGCCTTCTGCCTTGCCTTGGCTGTTAGCCCAAGCGCGGTAAATCAAGCGACCGCGACCTTTAAGGCTAGATACAAGCGGGGGCAGGTTCTCAATAAAGGTTTTGCCAGCAGTAGGGTTATTTGACTTGCTAACCCTGTTGGAAGAGTAGCCAGCCTTAGAGCCGACCCATGGCTGACCTTGTGGGTTAGCGCGCCCTGCGCCTTCGTAGATAGCACCGACTCGGCTCTTGTTCTGGATGCGAGCCATAGAGCTAAAGCCATTGGAGTTAATCCTGCTGGGTGTTGTGCTGTATGTAATGCCAGACTTAATCTCGCTAGAGTTAAAAGACGGAAACGCACCTACATTAGAAGAACTTCTAGCCCAGCCACTCATAGGAGATACAGCAGGCACAAAGCCTTTTGCTTGAGTTACTACTGGCTTTAAGGCTTTTGTCAGTTCCTTTTTTAATGCTTGCTCTAGGTCAGGAGTAAAGCGGCGCATGGCTTTGCGTAAATCAGCGTTTCCGCGTATTTCTATGCGCATTGCCCTGCCCCTCTGCTAAATCCTTTATTACCTGTACATGAGCCTTGAAAGCCATCGGAGAAAGTTCCACGATGGTGTTGAACGGAACTCCATACTCGTAACTTAATCTAGTAGCGAGATAGGTGATGGAGTTCCGATCTATCCTAAAGGGTCAGATTCAAGCACCTCGACATTTTTCAATGTCGAAATGAAATCTTCCCCAAAAGGTTTGACCACTTCACCCGAGCGTCTAATGGCTTCCCAACATATCCAATAAACTGAACTTTGCATCTGATCTTCAATGAGGCTTTTGTGAAAGCCTTTCTTAAAGTGTTGCTCGAAAGAATACTCAATAACTGGGGTTATTTCATATTCGTTTATTTGTCCGTCTGCCCTTGTTACTTTGAGTTTTGCCATAGCCCTTATCTCCTTCTTACGCTGTAGTTACTGCAATAGTACCATTCACGTTCCAAGTTACGGACTGTGTTGAAAGGTCTCCAACTGCGCCGTTAATTGGTGTGGTGTTGTTTACTAGGCATGACATGGTGTAAAGCGGGTTAGTTGCAGATACAGCAGAAGAAGTCTGCTTGACTGTAACTGTGGTGCTAGTTCCCCATACTGCTTGCAATGTCTGGAGTGTCTTAGATGTTGCTTCATCGTTAAAGAAGTCAATTGTGATAGATGATGCTTCAAGACCCTTGACGAACTTATGTCCTGAATCGCCCATTGCTGTCACTTCGAGTTCATCAAATGATCGGTTAATTGTTACTGCTGAAACTAGGTTTGAGAGGTCTACCGCGTTTACAGTAAGAACCACTCCGTTGCTTAGATATACTGACACGGCTTATTCCTCATCTTTCTTGGTTGATTTTGTTTCTGGCTTAGAAGCAACCTGACCGATTTTAATCAGGAAGGCTTCGTTCTCTTTTTCCCATTGTGCTAAATCGGTCATGATTTAACTCCATTCCGTAAGTGTGCTGATTGCAATGTCGCAAGCCAGCAAGTCTCCTGTAGGCAGGTTCAGCACCTTAGGGCTGGACACGCTACCTACATTGAACACGATTGTTGAGGCATCCAAGAGCTGAAAGACTCTAACGACATCATCTTCAATTCCTGCAAGGTTTCCTTGATTGTCCAGTAATGGCACAAGGATGGTAAGAGTAAAGTTAGCTAATGGCGCAACTGATGTGCGGTCATTGTTTGTAGGCGTGATGTATGGATCAGCAGGGCTGACAATAAGGCTGTTAGCAATAGGCGTAGCAGGTGGGAACGAGAACACGCTCCACTTTGTATTGTCAGTAAGTGCCGAGGCTATAGAAGCTCGAAGGGTGGTTATCGCTGGCATTAGCCCACCATAGAGTTAGGGCTTAGGAATGGTGCTAGTAAGCCACGAACGCGAGCCATGAGCTGATTAGACATGGTGTAAGGGCTTGGTGCGTAGCCGTCAATAGATACCCCTTGACCTGTTGGCGCTTGACGCGCTTGCCAGATAGCCACGCTAATCATGAGGCTTGCTTCCTGTACTGCTGGCTTGCTTGAGTAATCTGTATAAGTAGTTGCCGCTACCTGACCATAAGGGTAAATAGGGTGAAAAGTCTTAACGACATTAGCCGCATGAGTTGTTGTAATGTCAATGCTTTTTCCATTGACTGCATTGACTGTCTTTGAGCCGTTGAAAGCTGATCCACAACCTGTGACTGTAATTGTCTGCCCGACATAGAAAACGTCCTCAACGTCATCGTTGAAGTATAAGACCCCTGCTGTGCCGTTGTTAGAGTGACCTGTTGCTGGAAGTACGTTTGTCCATAGAAAAGGCAGCAAGACATCATCAGAGGCATCGCAGACTGACTGCAATACGGCATCAGTATAAAGAGTTCCAATACCTAGTGCGGTACGAAGCTCTGCGACTGTTGTGATGCTCATTGTTATCCTTTCTAAAGACTTGGCGGGCTACAAGGGCTCTGGTAACCCGCCAAGCGACTTAGGGTGTTATCAGGTTAGGTTAAACCAGTTTGCGCCAGCCGCTAACTTAGTGGCAAGTGCGCCCTGACCGAATAGTAGAATATCTACAGTTCCGTCAGAGTTAATGTTTGTACGAAGTTGCTGACGAGCGCCCTCATACCATGTGTAAGCATCTGGGTTAATTACAGCCATTGAGTAATCGGCTGTGCCAACTCCGCCAGAACCCTTCATGTAGCGAGATACGCGCAAGTCAAGTCCTGCTACGTTGCCGCGCAAACTTGTAGGTGATAGCGCTCCAGCATTATTTTGAGGATTTGCAGCAATGTAAATTGGGCGTCCTGCATCGTTGTACGACATAATGTTAGCCCATTGTTCTGGAGTAACAATCATGTTGCGCGCAAAGCCAAGTGATGCAGAATAAACTGCCGCTGCTGCGCTTGCAACATAACTTAGCAATCCTGTTGCTGAATTAGCCTGTGCTGTTGCGTTAAGTGTTCCTGCGCCCTGAATTGCTGTAGTTACAAACTCTTCTGTATCTTTAGCATAGGCATATTCCATTTGAACAAGCAGTTCATCAAGAAATGCAGGTGTTGAGTTTGTAAGAAGTTCAAGAGTGGTAATTGCGCGACCCTTAAATGACTTCTTTGTAACTGTAATAAATGATGCTTCAAGTTGTGACTCTGTTACTGCGCCATTCTCGTCAATCTGGTCAACAAGAGGAACTTCAGTAATCTTTGGCAACTCGAATGTTTTTCCAAACTCTGGCATTGTGCCACGAGAGACCGAATCAATCATCGGACGATCTGCGTTTGAAAGGAAGTTGAGGAGCTGTGTGCTTTGTGGTGTTGGGATAAATCCTGCACCTGTTGTCTGATCGTTGTCAGCAGCGCGTAGCCATTGACGTGATTCATCGTCACCAAAGACATTAGCCTTAAGTGTGTTTTCCAAGTAATTGCGCTTTGTAACTTCAATTCTTGGTGTTGTGTACATCATTGCCTGAACAGTAGGGCGAGCAGCTTCCACAGCCGCAGCTTCTACTGGTGTTGCTTCGACTGCTGGAGTGGTTGATTCTTCCACGGGGGCTGTCTCGCTTTCTGTAGTTGGAGTTTCAGCAGGGGTAACTTCCTCTGCTGCGATCTCTAGAACTTCCGCAGACTTAAACGCCGCTTCTGTGACTAGAGAAACTTCTTTTAACTTCGCCGCTGTTACGACTGTGTAGCCATCGCGTGATGGCTTAGATGAAATAATCTCTGCGCCGATTGACAAACCAGACACAAGTCCTTCCTGTGCCATGACAAGCGCATCGTTGCCACCTGATGAACGTGACAACTTAAAGGTTGCATAAATGCCATCTTCGCGGACTTCTGCCGAAGTCATGCGACCAACTGGCTTCTTCATGTCGTGTTGTGACAGCAGCTTAATCTTTGTCGGATCAGCAATTTCGATAGAGCCAGCAGCAAATGTGTATGCGCCTAGATTGGTCTGTCCAATTTCACCAGTTCCCATTGGCACGATTTTGCCAGAAATTTCGCGGCGCTCTTCGCTGCACTCAATAGAGGCGGCTTCGATGTACAAGGTTTCCATTATATTGTCTCACTTCCGTTTGGAGTTAAATCTTCCATTTCCATGGCTTGTTCAGTTGTAATTAGTTGAAGCTCAAGCATCTTCTCAATTACAAGAAGTCGCTCCATTGGTTCTGTACGAAGGAATGAGTCATCAAGTGCAAACTTGACGTAATGCCCTGCGGTTGAGATGTCATCCATAGATAAGCGAGATTCAATAGCAGAAATGTAAGGTTGGAAAGCCAAAGCAACTAGCTGCTTTCTTTCATCTAAGATATTGGCGTAAGTCATAGATGTGTTCTGATCTGCTGACACATAGTAAGCAGGGATTCCGCAGAGGCGAGCAATTTCTGTGGCTAGGTTCTGGATTGCTTCGTTGTACATCATATCTTTAGGTGAGAACTGTGTGCCTTGGAACTCAAGGGTGCTAGTTAAGTAGGCAGTTGAGTTGTTTTGACGGCTGCGCTTCCAAGCTGCCAAAAGTCCAGAAACCTCGGCAGGTGGTAGGTCTGCTCCTGTGTTCTTCAATATGCCAGAAGCCATTGGTGTAGCTGAAGCAATAGCAGCAGCCTTGTTAATGTCAATCGCTGACTGGATAGTACGAGAGCCAGCATTAAGTATGCCTTCGTTAAAGGCTTGG